TTCATCCATAGCAGCTTTACCAGCTACAGGGTGCAGGTGTTCAATGATTACATCTGGCAGATAAATAAAACAGCCAAGATCAATACCTAATTGCTTTACAAAGTTATCAAAATACAAATGCTTACAACCTGGAAAAGTCATACCTCTTAGCTCATCAACAATATCTCTTGTCATTGCATAAGCTGTAGGCAAGTTTTCTCCTTGCAATAAGTCATCACCATAGGCAATACCTGTCTTACCTAGTAACGCTTTTTCAAAAGCCTTATCCCAATCAAGCGATCTAGGCAGATGATCATCACCCATAAAAATGTACAGATCATAAAGAGGGAAGCGACTGTAATCAAGTAGATGCACCGCAGCATCATTAAGAGGTTTTGCACAACCGCCTGTCTTATTATCCGAAGGCAAGCACTTATAGTCTTCATTTTTTGCATACTCATCCCATTTAGGATCATCATTATCTACAACAGCATACAGATCTACAGATGCGTTTGTGCCAACAAAGGATGCAGCTACTCTGGCCATGTTTTCAGGTCTGCCTCTAGTTGGCACTATCACGCAGCTTCTCATAGGAGAAGGGTATGCAGGTTAGTTTTTACTTATTAGTATTTGATATAGCGTGTCTAGCTTATTTTCTATGCGCCTGACTCTGCCCTCTAAATTATGCCCACCATTGTGATCATCTTTAAGCTCTGACAAGTAGTGTTTGACAAGCCATCTAATACCTGCAAAAACAGAGGCAACAATTGTTAAAAGAGCTACGGCAAGAGCGGCCATATCATTGGCACTCATTAGCTGTTACGGCCAAAGGCCTTATCTGTGCCATCAAAGTATCTAATTAAAGGAGCGACTAACGCACCTGCAAGGATAGATAACTCAGGGCGTATGTCAGCTACTAAAGCCAAGGCTGTAGTGACAGTGGCAGCGGCTAAACTGCGTAGATAAGATTTAACAATTGCTTTTTGTTTTACACTTAATTTCATTTGAGTCCTAACTCTTTAGTCTTTTTTTGTACTCCGGCTTTGTCCAAAGCTATTTCAAAATGCATTTCATCCTTACGCCTTTTGTAATTACCGCCCCATGACAAAGAATATTTGACTAAAAGCAATTGTATAGTATTTGTTTGATCTTTTGTAAATGTATTTGACTTACCTAGAGGGTGTTTTGTAGCGTTCAAATCTACAGCTGTACCGGATGAGTGATTGCTCAAAACTTTATCTGATCCCCTAGTCATCCTAAATGCGTAAGACCAGTCATCTAATTGACCTTGATCAATAGGCTCTACAAGCTCATTAAATTGTTCACAAAAGGCAACAAGTATTGGTGCTACATCTTTTGCACATGCAATTTTAAGTGATGTGCCAGGAATAGAAAAAGATTGTATGCCTATAGCTTTGCGGTCTTCACTAGCCGGCCATCCATTAGGACTTGTTAATTCAATAATTCTTGCCATCCATGACACACTTCCCCAAGATTGTGCTATAAACCTAAAGCCCGAAGGTCATCAGTAGTTAAACCTAATGCTGCTAATTTGCCTTCGGCTGTTGCTTTGGCTTGCGCCTTTGCTTCGGCTTCGGCTTTTCTTGCTTCTGAATTAGCAGCATCAATTTCTAATTGCTTAATTTCAGCAGCAGTAGCATCTCTGACAATTTCTTTTTGTGTTTCGCAGTTATATTCTTTTATTTGTGGTTTAGTCATTTTAACTCACTCCATAGATATAAATTGTTCCACCTGAAAAACTGCTAGGAACTCCAAGTGTAATTGATGTAATTGCCGCTGTTGAATTAAAAGCGTATTGATGTATTCTCTGTTGATCTGCGTTTGCTCTCATAGATGCTGTGATGTTTTTATATTCTGTTTCTGTGTATCTATAAATATTCATTTGAAAAAAAGTGCTATCGGAATATCCAGTATTTGTCGTAACACCACCCAGACCTAATTCGGTTTGAGAAGTATTTATACTAGCACTTGCTGAAGATGTGCCAACTATTGACGCTCTAAAATAATCGGTACTTGAATTACCATTTAACCTAATAAACATATCATTATTACTATTTACAAATAAACCTACACCTAAAATTAAAAGATGTTTGTGTGTTTGATTTATACTAGAGATAGTTGTAGATGAACCTGTAGCCGTTGTTGTAGATAATAAAGTCATACCACCGCTTGCAGCTGCCGCACCAGCCGCCTTGAAAAATGTAGATACTCCGGCAGATGTAAAGTATAAAAGGCCGCCTTCATGTTGAGCTAAGGCCAATGATGCTGAGGTACTAACAGTTGCAGTGCCGGCTGTAATTGTGGACACGCCTGTATTTAGATTTTGAATAAATAATGTATCACCTGCCGCAAACAAACCTGTATTAACTGTAATTGTTGTAGCACTTGTGCTACTCATAGTAATGCGTGTGCCTTTGTCTGCGGCCACAAGAGTATAACTAGCAGTCTTGGCACTGACAGTTTGATTAAAATCATTAGTTTGTAGGTCATTGACTTGTTGAGCTGTCAAGACCTGGCCGGTCACAAAAGATTGCTTAGTCATCTATCTCCTAGTAGCTCAAACTGTCTTCATCAAGTAATCCATCAACGGCTGAGTCTAGCAAAAAACCTACCGCAAAGGGTTGAGCGCATGAAAATGTTACAAGAAAAGAATTAGGCGTGATCTGGTACTGCACTCCAGCTATAACGCTATCACTGACTACATTGCCGGCAGGTAAAGTTTGTGTAACCTCAATAGGGTTAAAAATGTCAAGTGCTAAAGCTGCCGTAGTCCTAGCAGGGTCAACTTGACTATAGGCATCTACAGTCAAAGAGTTAAGCTGTATATCAACACCCTGCTCTTTGCGTGAGGCAATAATCATTTGAGCCTGATTTAGAGCATCTGCCTCTGTTTGCATGATGCCTGATCTAACTCTACTATGCTGAAAATAATCGTCAATGCTTGTTAAATCGCTTGCGGTCTGACTACTCAATGATGCTGGCGTGACAGTAACTTTGTTAATCATTTGATAATCAGATATATCAAACTCAACATTTTGATAAGTTATATCACTTGACAGACTAACATCTGAAAATTTTGTAAGAGCTGCTCCAGAGGCAGTAATGATGTCTGACCTTGACATAAACTTAACAAAGCCTCTTTGATCAACATATAAAGCCCCTGTTTCTGTCTGCTCAATTTCTTGCAAAGAGCCAAGCAAAGATCTTGAAGCTCCAGTGTCAGCTTGTACTGTAGTAGTAGCTGTTGTAGATATGTCCCTCATGCCGCCTGGCCAATCTCCAGAGTCAAGCAAACTTGTGACCCTAGCAGCTGTAGTTTGTCCAGCTGTACCACCTGTGACAGTAGTTAGGGTTGTAAGATTTAGCAGCTGAAAACCATCAACACAATTAAGGGTTACATAGGCCGGATCAAATCCTGTAGGACTCTTGTAATTCCACTCTTGCACATAAAAAGATCCTAGGCTGTAATTAACACTAGCGAAAGATGCAGTCATGCGGATCTTACGCATAGGTTTAATTTTGCCGTATAGAGGTGATCCAGTATTAGCAGGGTTAAAAGTACCTGTCTGATCTACAAAGACTATCTTTGCACTACCGCCAATAAATGAGTCAGAGGATCTGTTAAAGGCACGCTTTATGTAGCACTGAGTTACAAAGGCTGTAATATCTACAATGTCAGCGGCGGCAGTACCTAAAACAGCTGAGTCTAAAACTGTATTGATGTCATCAAGGATAAGGGCAGGATCAAAACTTGCGCCGTTACTAAAATCAATCTCTGCCTTAAATACTGCGGCTGGCATTATCTACCTAAGTTTGCTAACTGGGTGACTGCACCGGTGCGGTTTAAGTTATACAAAACATCTTGGATTACAGATTGCAATTGACCCTCAGAGATTACAGAGCCTTGCACATTTACAACCACCTTTGTACCCATGCTACCCATGCGATCTAATGGGATTACAGCCTCAGCTCCAGCCTCACCAATCATTGCAATGGTTGGACTATTTACAACGCCGCCCTCTGCCATTTTTGGCACACCGCTAAATTGTGATAAAAACTTAGATATATCTGTATTTAATCCCCTTGTGCTTTCTAAAGCGGTATTGTAAATAAAGGTGTCAATTTTTTGAGTAGTGCCTTGTACTTGTTGTATTGCTTGTGACACTTGTTTTTTCTTTATTTCATCTAATAGACCTAACATCTTTCTTAATTCATCATTGGCCTCAAATAATTTTTGTATGTATAACTCAACCTCTTTTGTAGTAATGCCCCATTTTTTTGCAAGCATATCTATTTCGGCAGTAGTTATCTTGCCATCTTCAATAACTTTTAGTACATCCGCATATCTCAAACCCTCATCAATAGCTTTGGCGGTGCCGTCTGCTAATTTTTGTAATATTTTTACACGCAGTTCATCTTCACCTGACAATTTACGGCTTAAGGCAGCTTGTAGGTTAATCTTTTCTAAGTCAAACATAGACTCAAGCTCTGCCTTTTTCTTGTCCAGTGAAGCTTGAGCAGCCTTTTCTTTTGTAAGTTTTTTCTGTTTATCTAAAGCGGCGGCGGCAAACTTGTCAAACTTTGCTTGCAGCGCGGCTAGTTTTGCAGCGGCTATTTTTTGTTCCTCTGTTTGTGCAACAGTTTCTTTTGAGGTATCTGCAATTTTTTTGCCATCCTCAGCTAAACCTTTGAAGCCTTCAATCCAACCACCCAATACTGGGATGGCTTTTGCAGAGCCAAAAAAGAATTTTAGAATTGGGTCATTTTGTATTGACTTACTAAGACTACTGAAATTTTCTTGTATTTTTTTAACTTTGTCAGCTAAGGCAATTACAATGTAGCCGCCATTTAAGCCCAGTAGCTCAAGTTTTGCGCCAAAGACATCTGTAGAATTACTGCTACCAATTATGATTTCGGCAGCTGTGATGAACCCTTGACCTAAATTCTCTTGTGCCTCACCTGCACTAATTTTAAGGTCATCTAATTTTGAGCCAAAGGTTGCAGTAGCTCTTTGTGCAGCTCCCCCAAACTTAAGAGTGAGATAATCTGTTATATCAGCCAAGCCCATTTCCTCAGCTGTGACTGCATTAAAGCCAAGACCTAACTGACCTAAAGCTCTAAATTGTCCTCTATTAGCTTTGCCTAAAGCATCTGTGACCGATAATAAATCAACGCCTGAGCCTTTGCTTGTGTCAATTGCAACACCTAATAAACCTTGTGCCTTACTTAGATTACCTGTTGAAATAATCAAACCATTTAAGGCAGGTGTTAATTGATCCTCAGTAATGTTTGTGGCTGTTTGCAGATCTGTAATAAAAGTTTTTACACCTGCTAAAGATCCTAGCTCATTGATTGAACTAAGAGATTGCTCTACAGATTTGTCTAGTCTTTCCTGCTCAAGTGCAGCCCTTACAGATGATTTTGCAAGTCTGTCTAAAGCATAGGCAGAGGCAATACCAGCTGTAACTAAAGCGGCTTTTGTTGCAAACTTACTAGATGCAATAACCTTGTCAAAGCCCTTAAGCTCTTTGGTAGCTCTTTGCAAACCTTTTTTGTCAAACTTAGTTAAAAAGTTAATTACAACATTTTGACTCAATGCCATTAGTTACTCCTAAATGTTTGCGCAAGGTACTTATCAATAACAGCTCGGATGCCGTTCAAAGCCTGTTCACCTTTAAGAGCTGTGGCTTTATAGATAACTCTTTTGCCTTTGCCATCTCCGCCTATTGCTCCATGAGCTTGTGACACCTTGCGGATGAAGCCCTCACTAGCATTAGGGTTGCGACTTACTCGCCTTGTCTTGCCTCTACTCCTAGCTGTACCGCCGCCTGTTAATTCAAAAATTATTCCTGGCACTGAGGCATTAACTAACGCTAAAGCTGTTGTTTCAATACCCATGCCACGCCTTGCAACTTTGACTTTTGCGCTTGTAATTTTCACACCGGCTATAGCCTCTTGTTGCGACCATTGCCATCTTGATTGATTTGTTTTGCCAAAGGTGCGGCCTCTATGAGTTTGATCAAAAGACCAGCCCCATGTAGGTGGATAGTAAGGTTTAGTATCTCTCCAACCTGGAAAAACCTCAGCCGGTATAAAACTCTTGGCTAGTTTTTCTACAGGTTTTATTTGTTTGCGTAATTCTTTTTGAAATAATTTTTTTGTATCTGGATTAACCTTCTCTATTTTTTCCATAAGCTCATCTAATCCTGATACATAAACAGCCTTGAGAGATCTATCTGACTTAAGCTTTGCCACTATCTCCGCCTGACTGTCCCTTTTGTTTTTGCAGCCTGTTCTTGCAATATTGCTTTGATCGCCATATACACTGCCGGATCAACCTCTAAAAGATCTTTAGGACTAATACCTGTACTGACCGAAATGGCGGCGACTTCCCAAATTTGTCCATGTCGGTCTAGCCATTTTTTGCTTCATACAATAAATCAACATCTATAAATTGATTGATGTAATCATCACCAAACTCTTTGTCTGTTTTACCTGCCGCTTTTTCAAGAGCGTGGGCAAACCACCAAAGATCTGACTCAAACTGTGACTCACCTAATCTCTTACGCCATCCTGTCTTAAACTCAGCTTCAAAGGCTACTTTGACAGATGGCGTAAGATCATAAGTAATCTTTTTGCCGTCTTTCTTTGTTATTTCAATCTTGTGCATGTCCCACCTTTTCTTTTTAGCTTGTTGCTTTTGTCAAAGCTGTGACTGGAAAAGTTACGCTAGCCAAAGCTGCACTGTCTGTAGATCCCGAAATAGGTGTCCATTGGGTGATCAAACATGACATAGAATAACTCGGATTTGTAGCGGTGACTGTTCCGGTAACTGGGATCAATTTGATTGCCAGTTTAGACCCAATCGCATCTTCAAAAAGAGAGTTCACTGAGGCTGCCGCAAAATCATTGAAGATTTCCATACTGATTGATGACACTTCAATGCCACCGATCATATTCTGTACAGTATCGTTCATAGCAGTAATAGTTACTGCCTCTACTTCGCGGTTAAGACTTACAGTGCTGACAAATGAAGATATGGTTGAGGTACCTACAATAACAGCTACTTTATTACCCATGAATATGGCCATATTTTTCCTTTCGCTAACCTATCAATTCCACTGAATACTGATAACTTAGGTAATCAATACTAGCGGATGTTATTGTGCCGGGTGATGCAGACACAACTCTTAAAGTTTGCACTGCACCGCTTAGTGTTTTATCAGCCTCAATAGCGGCTTTAATTGAGGTTGAACCAGATGAGCTGAGTAGCCCATCCAATCTTGATTGCCCATCTTTTTCACTCATCCGACCAACCATGACAATTATGTTGCAGGTTGCAGAGTCAAAGCCTCTGTTGAGTGTGTAGTCATAATTCATTGACAATTGACCAATAACTGCAAAAGCATTATTGGTAGGCACATTTGTAGAGTCAGGGACATAATCCATTACACGCAAACCGGTAATAGCTGTAAGAGCTGTTTTAAGATTTGTCCTTACTGTACTTGGCACCATTAGGCAATTGCAATCTTTTGATAAGCCCTAATCATTTGTGATACATCTCTGCCTACTGGGGACATGCGGATAACTCCTAGATCACCAAGACCTAAGACACCGCCCGGTGCATCTTTGCGCTTGTATAGATCGGCTGTAAGGATTAGACAAGCTACATTGACATCACTCGGTACAGATGGCCAGCCAAACTTAGCTGTAACTTGTACACCGGGGCGTAAGCCGTTTTGTGTCAAGCCGGGAAATATAGGCCAAGACTCAGTATTAGATACCATAGTCAATTGTGTGAAGGGTCTGCCTAAAGCCTCAGCTGTAAGTGGATCCATAATAAAATCTGTGTTTAATGTTAGTGTTTTTGTGTAGGTGCCATTGCCGGCTTCATCTACTTTTACAATAAGACCAGTAGTGCTACTAATGTCATCTGTATAAACAAAGACATCTGAGTAGGCTCTGTAAAGGCGTACTTGC